CATGGCAAACGACGTAGCGTGTTTTGTGCCAGCAACCATAACGCGACGAGCTTTTGCGCTAGTCAGAGTACTACCCGTAGAAGTGGCAGACAAGCCAGCAACCAGAGTTTTAGCAGCAGCGCCCTTCGGCAACAAGTTTGACACATAGACCGAAAAACGATCCAACATGCCAATCTTGCCAGTGCGGATAACACTGGATTGGTCACCAGTAAAGTACGCTTGAGCAAGAGTCGATTGCATCAACAACTGGCGGTCAAAAGGACTGATGATAAGCCAGCGCCCATCTTCAGGTACGTTCTGCTCATCCAACACAGTAGACATACGCAAGATGGCGTTAAGCACGTTTTGCGGCGTAGCTTGGTCAATAGGAGCAGTGTCTGTGCCCAAGTTGTAAGCAGCAGAAATAGCACCGGCAGTTGCGCCAAGGTTAGCAGCAGCAGGGCCAACAGTTACAAAACTATTAAAGAAAACTTCGTTTTCAATCGAAATCTTTAACTGTTTTGCAGCATCTTCCGTGAACATGTTCATCAAATTCATGTCGGACTGATAAGACAACACGTCATTGACTTGCACACCAAAGTATTTACCCTTAGTCACTTGCATGTCTTGGTAAATGGGAGTGGGCACTTCATAAGTCAGCGATTGACCAACGGTGTAGTCAGAAATGCTGATAGACGGAGCCAAACGAATACGAATCGTATCGCCTTGGTTCTTCAGTTCACCTTCGTAGTCCGTGTTGCAGATTTCAGACAACATGGTATTTTGGTAAAACTTCGCCAACAGTTTGCCCGACCACAGGGTAGGGATAAACGCACCGGAGTACGAAGGGGTGGTGTCAAATGCACCAGAGCCCGTTACGGGATAAACAGCAGCCATAATGGCCTCCTAAATAAAAAATAAAAACAGGTTGGATGGTGCTGTCGGCTAGGTTATTACGCTATTACACGTTTTTCCCTGTACGCAGCATCAATTTCAGCTTCAAGTTTTTGTGCTTCATCGAGTTTTCCTGAGCTTGCTAGTGTGGCCGACTTAAGAAACATTTTTTGGATTTGGGAATCCGTATATGTTGCTCCTTTTGGCGACCCAATACTAGCGCTAGAAGCGCTACGATTCGGCTGAATTTGACGTTCCAGTTCAGCGGCTTTGGTGTTAGTTTGCTCTACAGGCTTTGCTCCTCCTCGGAACATACCTACATAGTGTGCAACCCCCTCTGCATCGCCTCGGTTGAACGCTTCTTGTGCAACAGTTTTTCGTGGGGCTCGGAGCAACGGATCAACTTCATCTAACCACGCCATCCACTTGGGGTCGACGTTAATTTCTTGAAAATCCGGCACCAAACGATGTAGGCGCTGCTCAAAACTTGCTTCAGATACTTGATTTCCGGTTGCAGTAAGCTGCTCACGCAACTTATTGTTTTCGGCCCTCATGGTATCCAACTCATCACGAAACTCTGAAGCCACTTCGCGGGCAACTTTGCGTTGGACTTCAATTAAGTCCTCGCCAAATGCTTGAACATCAGCATCGGTGACCAATTTTTCCTTGGTAGCGGGTTTAACTTCCTGTTTGGGAGCCGCCATTTCACGTTGGACTTGTTCCATGCGTGAAGACAATTCCTTTACTTGGGAATGCAACCGAGGCACTTCAGCGTCATACATACCCTTAAGGGTTCGGTATTTCTGCTGCCATGTCTCTTCCGGCACTTCCGGTTCAACTGGTTTTTCTGGCTTAACTTCTGGCTGTTGCTCAACTTTTTCGGGCTCTGTTGGTTCCGGCGCAGGTTCCTGTGGTTTTGGATTTTGCGCGTCGCTCAACTGCTTTTCAATCGCTTCCAGTTCTTTCAACTGTTCTTCAACTTGCCGTGGTAATGCCATTAATTACTCCTTAAGCTCCAACTCTGCTTTCGGCTCCTACTTCGGTCTGCCATCCACATAATGGTTTGCTGGGACTACAAAATACGAGTCATTTGACTCGCTCTAAAATCTCTGACGATTTTTCAACCGCTTCGAGAAAATCTGCCAAGGCTTCTGCCCGACCTTGTAAACGATACAGCTTTACTAATTCTTCCGCCAGCATCAAGGAATTTTTTGTTTCCTCAAGTTTGACTTGGAGTAACCGGACTAAAGCTTCGTTTTCTGGCAGCTTACAACGATTGAGCGCTTGTATCTGCTGCCGGTCTGGCTTTGGGCCAACGAAAATATTCATACGCCGAGTTTATATCATATATAGTTTAACGGGTCAAGATGAGGTTTTAAACTCCGTTTGGCCTTGGGGAAATCATGTTTGATTCGCGCCCGCCAACTTGCGACCCATCGGGCAACATGTTTTTTGGCTGCATATCTGGTTGCTGCGGTGCAGCATTTGAAGCCCCCGGTTCGCCGGAAGCTTGACCCATTAACATTTGAAGTTGCTGCTGTAACTGTTGAATTATTTGAGTTTGCTGTTCAGTTACGGAAATTTGTTTTCTATCCGGAACAATGCGATCCACATTACCGCTCAAGTTTTTAGCAGAATCCCGAAGCAGTTCAGCTAAGCCATTCATACCGACAATTTGCTGGGCCACAGGGCTATTAAGCACCAACTGCAAGAACTCATTGCGACGAATAGCTTCAGCTTCCTTGACAACCAAACTGTTAGCGCCCGTAGCAATAATGTTAACGTCTCCAATCAAATCGGGATCGTCGCTGTACCGCAAATTGTCTTGATACAAACGCTCAATTGCTGGAGTAATTACGTTCTGGTCAATGTTACTGATAACCTGCTTAATGCCTTTGCCAGCGTTACTGATAAGCATAGACAGGCCGGAAGATGTCCTGCCAGCGCCGGGAGTGCTTTCGCCTGTCATGTACCGAGGGATCATTGTGTCTTCGTCTGCCCGAGCAGAAAACTTTTCAAAGACGGCCATCAATTCATTGGCGTTGCTATTCGGCTGAAAGAAAGTAATAGGCGCGGTGTTGTCGCCGTAGTCCGACGATTGGAACTGCCAAATCTTCCACGGGTGCATGTCCGTAATATCTTCGCCCGGGGGCAGTCGTGAAATGTTTACCCCAACTTGAGGGCCAGAACTAATACCCATGTTGTTTGCCAATGACCGAGCAGAGGCATTAACCATCAACTGCGAATCACGGCACAAGTCAGTTACGCCTTTACCGTCAACTGCACCGGGTACGTTTTCGTATGAAGTTAGGTAGTATGGTTTGCGTCCCAAGGGGTCGTAGTTCAACACCGCACGAATAACTACATTGGAGATAAGCCAAACTTCACACGGGTAGTTAAGGGCTGCGTCAGGAATTTCTTTTTCGGTCAAGCCCCACTCCAAAAGCAAACTGCCTTTTACGGAATCCCATAATTGAATAGCGTCAATCAAGTCGCCGCTAATAATTGCCTCAGTAACGTACTTCCCTTCAGCTTGCGCTTTGGCTGCATCAGTCCACAGCCACTGCTTCATACCTTGGGTTTCAAAGTCATTCAAAATTGTACGAATGGCATCGTCGTTGTAGCCGGGTACGCCAATTAACGCTTGCAGTTCGTCAGCCGTCATGCGGTGACGCTCAATTACGTAGCCGTCATTTATTTCCCAAGCCCAAGGTGCCCAGTACAAGTAAAACGGATCAACCCGTTCCCATTCGTTTCGGATTTCTTCCACGGGGACTAGCTTTCCATCCTGCCACTGTAAGCTCTTGCGACGGCGTTTTACAGGGCCTTTAAGCACTGCGTAGGGGAATGTAACTATATCGTCTAAAAACTCATCAAATGCTTTATGCCAGCCGCCTTCAGTCAGTTGATCTTCCATTTTGCGGCTCATGCGGTCAACGCGTTCACTTGCTTCTTCGCGGAGTTGACGTTCTGCTTCATCTTTCATTTGCATGGCATACTGACGAAGTTGTTCTTCATCCGGGGATTGCCCGCCCTGCTCAACATGCTGCATTAACTCTTGAGCAAGTTTTTGTTGCAAACTTGCCATAATTTCTGGTGGCATTGTTGGGTTTGGAGTTGCTTGGATATTCCAAGGTTTATCCGATCCTTTACCCAGCAAAGTGTCTCGTAACCAACTTGTAGCCGCACGGCACTTAACGGAAGTCAGATTAATAAAAATATCTGAGCCGCCTTGGTTAACAATTTCTTGAGCTTTTTCTGGGTCGTATTCACCGTTGCGTTGGCGAAGGCATTGCAACATGCGCTCTTCCAGTTTACGTTTTGCAGTACGAGCGCTTTCCCATCGTTTGCGAACATGAGAAGCTAACCCCTGAATAACCGGGGTATTCTGCGTTTCTTGGCTGCGACGGCGAGCCTCTGCTTCTAAGTCAGATGCCCGTGCAACCGGAATAAGGGCCATGCCTGTAGCCATACGTATGTCCTAGAAATAATGTTGCTGATTGTACCGAGCCGCGCCTAGGGGTCAAGTGTACACATACTTTTGTTGTTTTAACTCCCGCCGCTTTACTCCAAATTCTGCTCCCCGAATGTTCATGTCCATCACGGAGTCTGCGTACTGGTTGGCATCGTGGACGTGGGAAAACTCGTTTTTGTCCGGACGGTCTTCCATTTCCCCATTTTTCTTGATTTTGTACCGATACCCGTATCGGAATCCTTTAATTAACTGGGTGCAAGAGGGGTCAACTAAGTATAACGCTTTACCTTCAATTTGCTGTGTAAGCAGTCGTTCGGTGGCCTGAATACGCAATTCCGGCTTATTTGTTGGGGGTTTTACGCATTTAAACCCAGCCTGCTTCAAAACATCAACCAAAGTCATTTCATTTTGCTGCTGCTTGGCAAACCCAGCCGGGTCTGGCGCACAAATAAAACTGCATCCCTGCAAGTTATTGGCAATAAACGGGTTCAATTTTGTACGTACAAACGTCTCAATCCCCATATTTTCGGACACCAACTCAGCCAAAGTAACTACACGCCCTCGGGGGTCACGCTGTTTAAACACCGCAGCAGGCGTCCGCCCAAAGTCAATTCCAATAATGATCGTGTAGTCCGCACCCCGAACAGGCTTCAAACTATCCTTGGCTACATGGAACTCAGGAGTAAAAGTTTTTTCATACACCGGGGTGCCTGAAAGTGACCGACCATATTCGGATCGAAGGTATACCCGCAACCAGTCTTCCGTTTTTCCCGGAATCAAATTCGGGTAGTACTGTTTGGGCAGATTGTCGTAGTTGTCGCATTTCGGATTAACGCACCATTCGTGGCCGTCTTTGTCCAACAAGACTTCTTCGGGCGACTCACCAAAAGTTTCTGTATATACAGTTGGCGTCATTATGGCCGTTGGCTGTCTGTACACGGCCCAGTTACTAGGCGGCGACTCCATCTTGTCATGCCACCACGTATCCTCGTCCGGCATGTTGGTATCAAACAGCGCACACGAAACCGTAGGCCCGCCGTCTTTCATGCTGGGGTAGCGGTTCAGACGACCAAGCAACCCGTCAACTACGTCTTGGTGAAGCTCCCGCGCCTCGTTGCCCCATATAAATGTCGTCTCAAGGGACAACGCTTTACGCACGTCATCCGGAGTATCCAGTGCAATGAACAGCCACTCCGACTCCACTTGAGTTCCATCCGGCAGTTTTGCCATCAGAATAAAAGTTTTCTCCACAGCCTTCCAGATACCTGCCTCGCCCGGTGGGAGCCAGTCAAATACTGTTTTGCGAGTTGTCAATGCCAACTGGTCAGCCGTGTTACGGACAATAACCGCTCGAGTTTTACGTATCCCTTTGGCGTTTGGAGCCTGTCCAGTTGCCAGCCGTACAAGTTCATGTACACACGTTACCGACTTACCACCCCCCACGGGCCCCGCCAGAACTCGGACGTACTTCTCGTCCAACATGTAGCCGCGCTGGGTTTCAGTCGGTTTGTATGTACTCATTCTTTAATTTCTTTAGTGGGCACATCCAATGTAACAGGCACAAGCGTTTGCTGGTTGCCAATACTTACACTTTTATCCCCGAGGTCAATGAAAACACTGAATGTCGGCCCAGTGGACTGAAATTTTTCCTCTTTCGGCTCAAGCCCCGACGCTTTAATCATGGTTTTGAGCACTTCGTGCTTCTGGTTCAGGCTCGTTTCCGAGCTTGCGGCCATTACGTACACCTGATCCAGCAATTCCGCAGCCATCCATGCCGACTTGGCTTTGAAAGTTACTCCGTTCTTGGCGAACTCAGAGCGTTTTACTTCTACTTGTAGTTGAAACCACGGCTGGGCCGACAGTTCGGCGTACTTTTCCATGCTAAGGCCGTGTCGGGACGCAATTATTAGCTCATCTTCGGCTCCCAGCGCCAAACTTGCCAGCATTTCATCGCTAATTTGGGGAAATGACACGTTTTTCTGCCCTAGCTCTAGAGGTTCGTCACCAATATCCACGTCACTGAGGTTCATTTTTGGGTTCCGCAGGAGTATTTTCTGCTTTTTTTACAGCAGCAAGGTACTTTTCGCAGGCAATTCGCATCATATCTGACGCAGAAATGTCCTTTTTTTCCGCCATTTTTTTGATTTCTTCAAGCAATTCAGCGGGCAAAAACATGTTCCAACGCTTCATTCCTGTAGCCATTTGCGCTCCTTTTGAGTTGTATGTATATGTATTGTACAACTTTTTTTATTTTTTTGGGGTGCAAAGTGTATGTATACCCTATTTTCTTGTTGTGCTGTAAGAGAAGGGCCTAAGCGCCCCTAGCCCCGGGGTGGCCCTTGGGGGGCCTGTGGGGGGCGGGCTAACACCTATGCCGGTAGTGTAGGCGGTGAGAGTGACTAACACCCGCGCCTACTGTGACAGGCATCGTACTGTCCGTTCCGTGAGCCTTGCGAGTGTAGGTTCTGATGAATGCGCCATGCAGTCGAAAGACCATGCGGTAGCCCATCGGGTTGACTGAAATCGTGTAGGTGGAAACCCGTATCTTTAAAAATTCGATAGCGTTTTCCGTGTTTGGGTGAAGTAACACGGCGGTAATTCCGTATCCATGACCGCAAGCCATAGGGTAGGTCTAAACGTGCAGGGCAACGCACGGGATACGGCTTTAATGTATATCTTGTAATTCCGCAGGGTATACATATCAAGCCTACTTTTTGGAGTATTACTATGTCAGCAATTACCGTGTTTTCCAATGATTCCTCTATCGTGTCCTTCGAGGACAAAAAGGGCAACATCCATGGCATTAGCGCAGAGGGCGCGTTGTTCAAAGGTGGCTTGGCCCTCAAAGCCCTCAAGGATGTGGCCGTAAAGTCGGCATACGACAAGGCTATCAATGGAAAATTCCGTGCCGCCGCCGATATCATGGCCGCAGCATTCCCTTCGACGGGCAAAGCCTTTGAGAAAATCATGGGTAGCGCTCACGCCAACAAGTCCGCTTTCTTGTCTTTCGTTGCCGCTATCGAACGTGCAGAGGGCGGCAAAAACGGCTACAGCGCCAAGCAATTGGAAGCCCGTGGATTCTGCCAAGCCCTGCGCAACGTGGATTCCTTCAAGTCCACAGATAGCGCCTTCACCATCAACGCCTAAGTCTCGGTGACAGCCTGAAGCCCTGCGAGTCAGGGTTTTGGAGTGCAACCAACGGAGATACATACATGAAAGTGCGCCAAGTGCCCAAGGGTACATTGAAGATTCCGATGCCGCCGCTAGTCCAAGGGACGCAAGGCCCCAAGCTGCAAGGCGGCTTACCCCCACAACCATATCGCAGTACATCGCCCAAATGGCTGGGCTGTCCGACCAAGTTTGCCCGCGAACCCTTTGCTTCCAAGCAAATACGGCGCGAAGTCCTGTGTGACCGCTACGCCCGATAGCATACATATGTATGTACGATTCCTAATATCCAACACAAAAACTTGGATATTACGTTTGGATAGTAGGATTTCCCATATAAATCAATGGGTTAACCCTTTGTAATATCCTAATATCCAAATATCCAAGAAAAACGGATACGTGTATAGGTTTTGAAATTCCAGCATGGCAATGTACGTTTTGCGCGCAAAGTGCATCACGAATCCGAGTCTCACAAAAGGCCCCCCCCATTTCCCGACTTGGATATTACGTTTGGATATTACGATACATACGTAATTTAGCCTTATAAATCAATAGCTTGCGCGTGTACATACACGAATTCCTAATATCCAAGCTCGGATATTACTTTGGATATTACGATTTCCCCCGGCCTAATCGGCCAAGTCCCCGTCCCTCAACCAACCAAGGAGCATACATATGCTGGCCTATCTGCACTTGCCCGACGACCTTGAAACCTACGCCCTCGATGATGAATACATATTTGAATTCGCTGTCGAGCCCATCGACGAGTCCTCTGAGCGCATCGAATACCGCTACTCAGATGCATATACACACATCCCTTAACAGCACTCATAACTCATAAGGAGCTAAAAATGAAAGTCGTAATTAACACTTGTTTCGGATGCTTTTCCCTGTCCGAAGCTGCAATCCAGCGATTTTGTGATTTGGATGGTTGCAGCCCAACTGATTTCTGGGCGGGCATGGTAGAGCGCAATGACCCAAATTTAGTAAAAGTAGTACAAGAACTTGGTGTTGACGCCGAGACTCCCTACTCAGAACTTAAGATTGTCGAAATCCCTGATGGGATTAAGTGGCACATCCATGAGTACGATGGCGTAGAGCACGTTGCTGAAGACCACCGCACTTGGTATGGCGACGAGGTTAGCCCGTGAACGAACACTACCTACCTATATGTACATGCTGTTACGCCGTGCGGGTTGAGCCCCATCGTGCTAAGTCGCCCCGTCCGACCTGTATGGATTGTGGCGAGAAGATAGCTGTACGACAAAAACACTGTATCGTTCCAATGCCCAAATCCAACTACATCGTAGTCACCGACCCGGCCCTGCTCAAAGGGCTTAATTCATCCCATAAAGGGAACATGACATAAATTTGGAAACGTGGGTGAGAGGCTGAAACCGACAGACTGTAAATCTGTTCTTTAAAAAGCACGTTGGTTCGAATCCAACCGTTTCCACCAAAGCAATGCGCAGCGATGCATCATTCGACACACATTCATAAGGAGCACACCATGAACACAGAGTACACCACCACGAAGTCCCAAACCCTTGCCGACATTGGCATAGGCATCCTAGCCACAGTAATCCTCTTCACATGCTGGAATAGAGAGGGATGGTGGTTGTTGCAAGCTGGCCTAGTTTGGGCTGGCGCGCAGTTTGGCTACCTGATAACCGTGTATATGAACCAAGGAGAAGACGATGAAAGTTAGAGACATCAAACGCCGAGCCAAAAGCAAGTACGTAGTACTGGAAGGGCAAAAGTTCCTGCGGGATTGCTGTGCTCCACGATGCCGCACCTATGTAGCAGGGTGCGTTACCTGCGATAGCTGGCGCTTCTATGACGAGAACGGCAGGTTTACCCGTTCATGGAACGAGTTGCATACCTTTATACAACAGACTGAATCAGAAATAGGAGCAAACGAATGACTGATGAAAAAGAGTTTAGTTTTTACTGGAACTACCGCATCGTCAACGCCAAATCCGAAAACGGCGGCGAAGATTGGTATTGCCTAAAAGAAGTCGTGTATCACGATGGTAAGCCTAGCGGCTACAACGACCCCTGTATTGGGTCTGAAGACATGGACTCTATGCGTGACGTATGGCGCTTGATGAGCCTAGCAATGGAAGTGCCGCCGATGCAAGAATCAGACTTTGTAGGAGAAGACGATGAGTAACTTTGTCAAAGAAGCTATTGCCCAATACTGGGGTGAGCCTTGCGATGATTACGAAGCAGGTTGCCCGACCTGCCGAGCGTGGGCTGAGTACGACACCCTAGTTGCTGTAGAGGAAGAAGTGCGTGACTATTACATGCCCAAGATAAAGAACATATTCACGCGATTACATGGAGGGACTGATGACATGCGTGACGAAGGCCATAAGCTGTGGCTTATCTATAGCAGCTTGGAGTCGCTTACTAAGGATAGGAGCAAACTATGAAGATAGTAATTAACATAACTAGAAACTATGGCGTGGACGTTGCATACCCCGTATGCGACAAAGCATTCCAGTTTGCAGCCATAGCTGGCACGACAACCCTGACCCCTCGTGTATTGGGATACATACGTAAGCTGGGCTATGAAGTGGAGGTGCAACCCAATGACTTGGGAAGATTCAGCCCTACATAGCGAGTTGATGGGTTCGCACAACGAGTACTGGGGGTACGTCAGTACATACGCATTTGCCCTAAGTGGAAAGCAAAGCTACATAGCAAAGTTCCGTCACCCAAACGATGGGTGGATGGACGAAAAATTAGGGGAGTTCCCAACCATAGAAGAAGCGAAGGGCGCGTTACTCGCCCGAGTTGCTCAGTACATCCTGTCGCGCTAGTGACAGCACAACACATACATACATCCTAGACTTGCTACCCCTACGATTTCGGTGCGCCGTAGGGGGCGGGCACATCAGCACTACATCAACCCAAATCAAGGAAACCCATGAAATACAGCAACATTAAAACATCCATACTGGAGCAGTTCAAAGTCGAAGGCGGCAATGCCATCGTGCCATTCATACTGGGTGCGCCCGGTGGTGGCAAATCAGCACTCATTCGTGAGGTGGCGCAGACAATGTTCGCAGAGCGCGGACTGCCGATGATTCAGTATGACGACAGCAACCCCGATACGTGGGAGACGGCAAACTACGTGGAGTTCAATGCATCGCTGCGTGACCCCGTGGACTTGCTTGGTACGCCTAACAACACAGGCACAGCGACTCGTTGGAAAGCACCCGGCGAGTTCTATGCCCTGCGTCGTGGCACAGGCTTCAAGATTGTCAACTTCGAGGAGTTGTCAGATGCGTCAACGGCAATGCAGAATGGCATTTGCTCTGTAATCTATGATGACCGAGCAGGTAACACCCTGCTGACCGAAGAATTGTTCAAGATGGCGACTGGCAATCGTACTGAGGACAAGTCAGGTGCTAACCGCATTACAGGCAAGCTAGCCAATCGGACTCGACTGTTTAACTTCCAAGAAAACTTGGAGGACTGGACTGAGTGGGCGCTGAACAACGGCATCGACGAGATTCTGATTCAGTTCCTGCGGTTCCGTCCGGGCCTTCTGTCTGACTACGAAGCCAATCGCTTTGCCAATCCGACTCCAAGGTCTTGGGGGCGTGTGAGCTTGATTCCTGCGTCACTAGACAATGGACTGTACTTTGATAACTGCGCTGGTGAGGTGGGCGAGGGCCCAGCAGCAGAGTACACAGGCTTTCGTCGTATCTACCAAAAGATGCCCAACGTCGATGCTATCTTGCTTGACCCAATGGGCGCTGAAGTTCCTCAAGACCCTGCGACTTTGTATGCATTGACTGGTGCGCTAGCCCGCAAAGCGACCAAAGATAATTTTGATCGTGTCTCTAAGTACCTAGGTCGTATGAGCCCTGAGTTCAACATCATGGCTACCAAGGATGCAATCAAGTTGCAACCATCCATCAAGCACACCCGTTCGTTCGTCGAGTGGGCCACTAAACACTCTGAAGTTTTAATGTAAGGAAATGATATGACACCAACCAAACTGTCCGACAAAGTGGTGCTGGTCAAACTGACCATGCGCCGTGCAACGCTGACCAAGCGGGATAACTTCTTGACCGACAAGATACAGAGACAAGAGCAAGACGCTAGCTTGACAGTCTTAACGAAGTTGTTCCGGGACAAAACCAACGCAATCAACACAGTTATGTCAGCAATGAATGATGTGTATATCTGCCACAAGGAGCGTACCCTGCCGTGGGTAGATGCTGGCCCTAGGCTGTTGCTCAACGACAAGTACTTTGATTACACGTTCGAGATGAAGACGCTAATCGGTAAGGTTGACAAGCTTTTGAGCGAGCATATGCCACAGTATGACCAGTTGGTACTTGACGACATTCGGTATCGTAACGCTGGTAGTGCAGCAGGACGGGCACACATCAGTGACTATCCGACGGCAGATACGTTCAAGCAGTCTATGAGCGCGGAGTTTAGGTTCCAGCCCATGCCCGATGCTAGGCACTTTGTGTTTGACCTGAGTGAAGAAGATGAAGCAGCCTTTGCACAGGCCGAAGCCGAAGCCTTGGCACTGGCTAACACCGACACCATCAATAGGATGCTCAAGCCCTTGGCTTCATTGGTTACCAAGTTAAAGGAATACCAAGGTGCTAAAGGTGAGCGCTTCCATACATCACTGGTGGAGAACGTAATCGAAGGATGCGACATGGCAATGAGTCTGGCAATCAGCCCAACGCCTGAGTTGATAGCGGAGATAACCGAGTTACGTGATGTAGCTAAATCGTGCCTTACTAGCGTAGAAGTTATTAAGGGTTCGTCAATGGCGCGGGATTCTGCCAAGCGTAGGCTTGAGGATATTGCTGCCAAGATGTCAATGTTTCAATGATAAGGAGGGATATGTTCACAGACCTTGAGTACATACTGATGGTATGTTGCGCCGTGTTGCTATGGCGTAATGCCGTGCTGCACACACGTCAGTTTCAGTTGATGGCATTGTCAGACCGCTATGCAAACTTTCTTAAAGAAGTAGGTAGGGGCAATGGCTCTGTCGTCAGAAAAGATGGTGGTTTTATATTTAAAGCGAAAGGAAGTCAAAATGAGTTCGAGTGACACATTCGATCAAGTACGCATGATGAAGATGATGGGCGTAACAGCTACTGTCGTCATAAATCCTGACCAGCTAAGTACACGGATACGTAATGCAGCAATAAAAATGATTGAGAAGGGATACCTGATGAAAGGGTATCGTTCCCAAGCACGACAGATAGCCGATGCGATAGCCCAAAAGTTTTGTATCGACATTGGCAGAAGCTACCACAGCTTTGTATCAAGTGAATTTGTACCTCGTGAAATGAGAGGGACGTTTATTGAAATCATGACGGCAGATGCTGCGGCATATAGATTAACAGAGAGTGGAGGTAACTGGAGTAAGTCGTACTTAGCTAAAGCTTACGCAGAGGCAAAAGACAGTATTCAAAACAGCGGCAAAGTTAAATACAACTTTCGGTCTGATAAGTTTGCTAACCAAGCCCGTGACCTTTTATCAGCTTGCTTAACTAATGAAGACAGAGCAAACATTCAAGCAGCACTCATAGCGCTGCGTGGAACCGAACCAATCAACATAACAGAGGTGTTTTATGGCAATAACTAAACTGGACAAAGCTAAGGTATCACTGGTAACTCAGCATCCTTTCTTTGCGGCGATTCTGATGAAACGCAAAATTATCTTTGACCGCACAATCAAGACAGCAGCAGTTGACCAACGGGCTCAAATCTATGTCAACCCTGACTGGATTGAAGAGCGTACAGTTGATGAGATTGTGTTCGTCTTAGCTCACGAGGTTGGTCATGTAATCGGCCAACACGCATCCCGACGCGGAACCCGACAAGCTAAAAAGTGGAACACGGCTGGCGATGCATGGATTAACGACATGCTCAAGGAAGCTGGTATCGGCGAATTTATCGAAGGATGCGTGGACATGCCCGGCTCTAAGGACAGGACAGTCGATGATATTTACAACGGCTTGCCTGACAACCCTGATGGCGGCGACGGAGGTATTGGCGACGACTTGATTGAACGTGGCGAACCAATGACTGGCGAAGAAGCAACGCAGCTTGACGCTGACATCCGAGTCGAGATAGCCCAAGCAGCACAAGCAGCTAAAGCCCAAGGTAAAGGTCTGGGGGGTCTGGAGAAAATCATTGCTGACCTGATTGACCCGGGTACTCCTTGGTTTGACATTCTTGAGCGTTACATGGTGTCCAAGGTTGCATCCGAGACAACATGGGCTCGACCCAACCGTCGATTCGCAGACATTGCGTATCTCCCATCAGTAGGCAGCGTACCGCAGATGGGTGTGTTGTGCTTGCAGGTAGATGTGTCAGGCTCTATCCAAAAGAAAGAACTGGACTACTACAACGGACACTTCAGCCGCATCGTCGAACTGTGCAACCCCCAAGAAGTCCACGTCCTATATACGGATACATCAGTGTGCAAGCATGAGATATTTCAGCAGGGTGAACCCGTCAGCCTACAGTTTTACTCAGGCGGTGGCACGGACATGGAAGAAGGCTTTGCGTACTTGGCCCGTGAAGGCATCGAACCCGAGGTGTTTGTCTGCTTAACTGACGGTTACACCGACTTCAACCAAGAAAATGCTCCGGGTTTTCCCGTAGTTTGGTGTATAAGTAGTGACATTGTGGCTCCTTACGGCGAGAATATCCATTTTTCAATGGAGTAACTATGGCTACAGCAAAAATCGCCGATGACTTTGACCAACTAGTCACGGCACATCACAATGTGTATCAGCAATGCTATGACGTACTAGCACCCGAAAAGACTCAACCCGAGCGCGATGTAGTACGTTCAGCACTTAAAGACTATCTTGATTTAGGAAAGGAGAACCCTGAAGACACGACTGAGTAAGTAGCGGCCCCATTGGGGCCAAGTATGGGCTGTTTGATGCGGAAGTGACACCCGCAGAGGCCCTTGTTTTATCCATCAAATCACAGGAGAATTTTAATGGCTACAGTCATTATTACGAAAGACTTGCGCGATCGCGTTGCTGCAAAAATTAACGTCATGCGTAATGCGGAACTTAAAGCAGATTGCCCCCAACATGAGACTACGTTAAACCTTGACATCAGCGAGATGTTTAACAAACTTGCATGGGAAGGCCAAGAGCATTTGATAAAGGTAATCCCAGAAAAGTGGCTCAAGAAAACCAAGGACGTTTCTTTAACTTTATGCGTGACAGTTGATGATGGTGGGGCAGTATCCCATCGCATAAACGTAAGTGGTTTATCTAATGCATGGTGCAAGCCCAACCCGGATTACTACGGTAACGATAGGCTCAGCCTTAGTGAAACCACACTGCTTGAGTTTGCAGATGAAACGCTGGGTAAAGCAGAACTACTTGAGCGTATGCAGTTAGTTAAGCAAGTGCATGAAATTGATAAACGCTGGCAAAAAGTTGCGTCTGATGTTGATTCGTTCTTGAAGAAATGCAAGTCGCTTAACGAAGGTGTGAAACTGTTCCCGAACATCCGCGCATACATTGGCGCTAAAGACCTTGAGCGTCTTGATGTCAAACCACCCCCCAAAGCAGAACGTCAAAACATTGTTGCTGACCTTGATACCGAAGCGCTGACTGCATCAGCTATGGCATTCAAACTTATGGGACAAAAAATCTAATCACCACTCATCAATGGAGAAATGACATGCCTGATTTAAAAACGGAACTTAAAAAACTTGAGAACCTTTCGTTCGATGACTCTGACCAAGCCGTTGAAGACTCTGACCAACCTAAAATAACTACCAGTCAAGCGACGTTTGATTACATCCGAGACAACCCCGGGCTTACCCGAGCAGCAATTGGACACAACGTAGAAAAGCAAGGCCACCTTTATACGTCGGCTATATCGCTTGTTTCGCAGTTGCTTAACGACCAGCAAGTTGAACAGCGTGGAGATAAATACTACGCTATTGGAAGTAACTACAAGCCTTTGCCCGGCGGTAAGCGGCTAAAGAAAAAGAAAGCTACTACCAAAAGGTTGGCAACACGAGCCGCCAATGCAGCCGCAAAACCAGTTGAGGTTAAAACTGGGTTTAACGCCAACATCATCATCAAAGACTTGACTATTTATCAGGCCAAGGAATTGCGTGATGCGCTCAACAACTTATTCAAGTAAGGAGACACCATGATGCGCCGCATAGGATTACGTGACCTACTTAAAGAACCATTTCGCAAACCAAGCCCATTGGAAATGATTGCCGCAGAGTTGGCAGAAGCCCACTTGGCTAAGCTAGAAGCAGAGACTGCGGTGGAGTACACACAATCAATCGTGGACTACAACGTGACTCGAATCACGCGACTTAACTCACGATTGGATGAATACCGCAATGACGTTGACGCTATAAAAGTAGGAGGCACAAAATGAAAGACAACATTGAAGTAGCGAAAGACTACACCGACTGGCTGGTAAAGACCGGCGGCTTTGCAAGGGACAAAACTTTGCGTGATGAGTTTGCGGGGCAAGCGCTTCTTGGTTTGTCTATTCGCAGAGAAGTAACGACCAATGAGCATGACGCACGAAATGCCTACGCATTGGCAGACGCAATGCTCAAGGAGCGTGCCAAATGAAATTCAGAAAAAAACCCGTAGTTATTGAAGCCAACCAATGGTTCAAAAATGGAGATCATCCAGAAGATCGGTGGAGTCCTGAAGGAGTCATTCCTGAAGACTGGGAAGGCCG